TGCAAACACCCAGAACTGGCCGTATTTAGAGGTTAACCCTGACGCTACAGATGGCTTGGGCAATCCGTTGCCATTGCCACAACGTGCCATGCCTCCGATGGCGCAGAATGGCCTTATTCAAGCCAAGGTTGGCGCGTCTGACGATATTAAGAGCACGACTGGGCAGTATGACGCTAGCCTCGGGATGCAGGGCAACGAGAAATCTGGCCGCGCTATTCTGGCGCGTGAGCGTCAATCGGACACCGGCACCTATCACTACGTCGACAACCTGGCTCGAGCGGTTCGTCATCTGACTCGTCAGATTGTGGATCTGGTGCCGAAGATTTACGACACGCAGCGTATTGCTCGGATTATCGGGTTAGACGGCGAAGCTGATATGGCGATAATTGACCCGACCCAGGCTGAGCCGGTTCGTAAAATTGTCGACCAACAGATCGGCGCGGTTATAAAGAAGATCTATAACCCGAGCGTTGGCAAGTATGACGTGTGCGTCACCACTGGCCCGAGCTACATGACCAAACGTCAGGAAGCCGCTGAGAGCATGGCGCAGGTACTACAAGCCAATCCGCAGTTGTGGCAAGTGGCTGGCGATCTATTGGTGCAAAACTTTGATTGGCCGGGCGCTGATGATCTTGCCAAGCGTCTTCGCAAAATGATTGACCCGAAACTTTTGGAAGACTCGGAAGACGCCTCTCCAGAACTCATTGCTGCGCAACAACAGATGCAGGCCATGCAGGCAGAAATGCAGCAAATGGCTGGAATGTTGCAGAATGTTGAGCGATCAATCGAGAACCGCGAAGTCGAAATCAAAGAGTTTGACGCCAAGGTTAAAGCGTACGAAGCGGAGACGAGGCGCTTGGCAGCGGTGCAGAACAGCATGCAGCCAGAACAGATCCAAGACATTGTTATGGGCACAATTGCTGGAATGATTACGTCCGGTGACTTGGTGTCCGAGATGCCTGGGCAAGAACTAGAAGGCGAATATCAGCAAATGCCGCAACAAATGCCGGAACAACCTCCTGAAATGGGGCAAATGTAATGAAAGCTGCCGATTTTGTCGGATTATTGTTTTTAGGGCGAGACGTTGCGCATTCGGTGCACCTTAATACGCGCAGCTATGCGAAGCACGTGGCCTTGCAGGGGTTTTACGAAGGTATTGTTGACCTAGCAGATAAGTTTGCCGAGGCTTACCAAGGTAAATACGGTTTAATTGGCGGGATTGCTCTACAGCCAGCCAAAAAGACGGCAAATATTATTGATTTTCTGCAAGAACAAGCGGATGAAATTGAAGCAAACCGCTATAAAGTAGTAGACAAAGAGTGCACGCCATTGCAAAACATTATTGATGAGATAATGGGGCTGTACTACGGAACGCTCTACAAACTTCGCTTTTTGGGGTAAATCATGATCATTAGCGGCGCGATTCCCGAGAAGTTTGTCGTTTCCTACGAAGACGAAAACGGTAATTCCGTTGATGTTTCACAGCCTAGCGCCCCGTTACCCGTTCAAGATGTAAATCACGAGGACTTGGTGATTCTTTTAACGCGTTTGCTCAATGCGTTAAACTCTCCGCAGGGTTATGATAAGTCCTTGCAAAGGCAGCGCGGCACGATTGTCGTGGAATCGGGGACGGTAACTACCGTTTCAAGCGTAACAACGGTTTCAACGGTTTCAACTGTTACCACGGTTGCTGGCTTGACGAACATTGACGGTCGAAATGGCTCGATGCTGATTAACCAGACCAATCTATCTGCTTGGGCGGATTGTGTGCGCAGCCGGATTACGTAAGGGCAAAAGATGGCAAATACGTTTAAAAAGGTAATTGATAGGCTGATGTGGGCGCAAGTAGCCCCGGCGCCCAACGCGCATGCTGTAGCAGTATGCGTAGCCTCAGACTTACGTTCTGATGTTTCTCGCAATCCGTTTGTTTATCAGCTTGTTAGTGCTACGGTTCTGAACCGATTTAACATTGTCACTAAAGGCTGGAACTTCGTCCAATCACCCGCGCTTGCCGGCACGTTTGGCGCAGGCGCTGCAATGGCTTTTGTACCTAGCTTTGGCGCGGTTGGTGTGATTGCTGCTGGCGCAACGACCACGAGTGTTGTGCTTTCTACCGCGCTGGCTACGGCTGTTGGCGTCAATATGCTGGCTAACCGTGGCGGATCTGGCGACTACGGCTTTAAGCTGCGAATTATCGACACCGTAGCAGGTAAGACTGCTGAGCGGTTCATCGTTGGCAACAGCTCTGGCACGACCCCGACGATTCAGGTGTTGAGCTCTTTTGGGTTTACGCCTAGCACTGGCGCTCGATACGAGATCCTTGGCGGCCGCGTGTTTATGCTTGGCGCAGGCACTACGGCAGCTAACATTTGGCGTTCGTTTGAAGTTGCCAGCAACACGCTGTCCACTGGTTTGTCCACGACAGGATTGCCAGCTACTATCGGCACAGACAGCTCAATTATGGTGTTGGATGAGCAATACACGCCTTACGACTGCTCGCCTGGCGAGGGCATGATTAAAGGCACGTATAACTACGACACCGGTATTGTTGCCAGATATGCTCTGGCAGCCACAGCTGCTGCGGCAGGCACCCTGACTGGCCAAGCTGCTAATGGCGACTCCGTTGTTGCGGCTAACGAATTCCGTAACTTCCAAATTCGCATTGTCGAGGATACGGTAACGCCTACTTCTGTAGGACAGCGCCGCATCATCGCCTCGCATACGGCTGGCCCAAGCGCTGTTTATACACTTGGCGCCAACTGGACGGTCACGCCATCTAGCAGCGCCAAGTTTGTCATTGAACTGCCAAATCTGATGCTGTTGCGCTCAAGCGCCACGACTTCGGTGTACACCTACAACTACACCGACGCAACGATCAACAACGGCACGAACAACATTACGTCTGGATCTTGGTCCACAACGTACTTTGGTGTGGCCCCTGGGGTTAACAACTCAGGCGGCATGTGGGCGCCGTCTTGGGGTATTCGCCCGGATGTTGGCAGAAACGCGCGGCAGTCGTTCTGCTACTTTTTCCGAGGCGCTTCGGTAACTCTCGACGTGCTGGACATCGCGGCAAGCATCACGGGCACTTGGACCGCAGCTGTTACGTACGACGGCGGCGTTGCACTTACGACGGGTACCTCTGGCACCTATTCGCCATTCGAGAACGAAGGCCGCATGTTCTACATGAACATCTATGTGGCTTCAGCCATAAACCAAATGTATCGTTTTGACGTTCAAAACAGAGTTTTGAGTCCATTTACCCCAACAGACTTTTTGCAGGCTGGTGGCGCTGGCGCAGGAAATAGAATGGCGGCATACGCAGCGATTGACGGGACTGACACGTACGACGTTGTTTTCCTTCAAGCAACTGCGTCAACGATATCTCAGGAAATGGTGGTGTTGGTATGAGTATTGCCGATATTATTAAAATGATTGAAAGCCGTCTTGCTACGCTTAATGGTTTAAGAGGGACAGCTGTATCTCTTGGTGATTTGTCTCAGTTAAACTATATCGACGCTGAGATTCAGCAAACAACTTTGACCCTTGACCAGCTCAAGACGCTGGCGTAATTTGGAGCTTCATTATGGCAATGAACCTTAAGTCCATCACCAGCCGTCTAGGGTATCAGCAGATTACTTCGCTTTCCTCTGCGACTGGTCTAACGGTCCCGATTGTTGATAAAAACGGGCTGGCATGCAAGCCTTCGATGGCGCTGATTACCCCGGAAACGCAATCAGTTCGCTGGCGTGATGACGACACAAACCCAACCGCTTCCGTAGGCATGCCATTGGCTGCCGGAGTAACCCTGCAATACGACGGCGATCTGACTAAAATTAAGTTTATTGAGCAGACCGGCGGAGCAAAACTCAATATTAGTTATTACGCCTAAAGGGTAAGACATGAACATCGCCAACGATTCTCCGTCTACGGATTACATCACTTACTTCACCCAACAACTGCCCAAAGACTTGGCAGCAATGGCAGCGTTGCGTGATGAGCTAGCTAAGCGTCAAGGCGCTCTTTCCGCTGTGGAAGACGCCAACAAGATGCGCGAAGAAGCTAAAGCTGAACTTGAAAAAGCCAAAGCCGAAGCTGCTGGCATGCTTTCGGACGCGAAAAAGTTTGATGAGTCTGTAAAAGCAAAGGCCGCAGAGGTCAAAGCTAAAGAAGACAAGTTTTCTGCTGATGAAACGGCGTTTTCGAAGCTAGTTGCCGAAAAAACCAAAGAGTTTTCAGTGAAACAATCTGGAATTGAAAAGACTTTGGAAGCTCTGTCTAAAAAAGAGCAAGAGCTTGCAGCATTGTCCGAAAGCCTCGAGCAAGGCAAGAAAGATCTTGAAGCCAGGGTAAAAGCATTTCAAGCTAAAGTCGCTTCAATCTCTGTTTAAACTTTACGAGTAGACAACTATGGCTGGCACAAAAATCTCTGAACTACCGGCAGCGAGTACGCCGCTGGCGGGCACTGAACTGCTGGCAGTTGTTCAAGGCGGCGTGACAAAACAGGTTGCGGTTGGCGGCACTATCCCCGCATCGCAAATTGTTAACACGCCTTCAGGGACGGTGGCAGCAACTACCGTTCAAGGCGCTATTAACGAGATCGTCAGTGATTTGGCGGCGTCTAGCGGCACATCGCTTGTCGGCTTCTTGCAGTCTGGCACCGGAGCCACGGCCCGCACTGCTCAAGCCAAGCTGCGCGATGTGGTGAGTGTTAAGGACTTCGGAGCCGTTGGCGACGGGGTGACCGATGACACTGCGGCGATTCAAGCGGCGTTGAATGTGGGGCAAAGCGTTTACATTCCGCCAGGAACGTACTTGTTTTCTACTCTAACTGTTTACGGCAATACGCGTTTGTTTGGGGCATCAACGCGCACTGCAATTTTGAAGCACACAGGCGCAGGCGTTGCGGTAACTTGCTCATTTACCGCCGCAGACAACCCAGATGGACGCGGTGTTTACATTGACACCGGATGGTTCATATTCCAAGACTTTGAACTGATGGTGAACGGCACCGTTGGCTTCAATGTAGGAAAGACGCGCAGCACATATACAAACTGGGAACGCGTCTACATCAGGCACCGTCAAGACGGTAGCGGGTATTTCGCTGGCTCTACAGCTATCAACTGCGACAACTCGCCGTGGGCTGCTACGTATTCAACTTACATTGAAAAACTCAACAACGTATTTATTCGAGGCTTTGAAAACGGCGTCAATCTCAACGACACGGTGAACTCTTGGGAGTTAAACCGTGTTTACATGATTGAAGTAAAAAACCAAATTGTTTTGAATGGCTCTACCGGAATAAACGTTGCTGGGTGTTATTTTGAATCTGGGATTGCGGCAGCAAAAGGCGTGGTGTTTGGCTCAAGTGGCGGCAACAATGTAACGATCACTGCATGCTCATTTGAGCTGACCAACGTAGCGGCAACGCAATATGCGTATGACTTTAGCGCTGGCGGTGCTTGGACAACAGTCACTGTCATCAACAATAAGTATTTGATTCAAGGTGACGGAAACGCTGTAAATAACAGGCGGATCATTGGCACTGCGCCGACTTCATTTGTTGAGCTGAATCGCACATACACCAGCGCTACTTATGGCGACCTTCCGATGCTGTGGGCTCCTGGGGCGTCATCAACAAAGCCATTTCAACAACCAAATTACTCTAGGCTTGGGGGCATTGTTGGCGGAAATGGCCGGGTGCTGTTTGGGCGCAGCGGAACAGATGCGTCTGACGCATGGATAGAAAATGACGGGACGTATGGAGTAAATTTTGTAGCGCCAAGTAACGGTAGTGTTGTTGATTTCAATTGGAAAGCGAACGATGGAACGGTACATTTAAAGTATCAAGGTTATACAACACCTCAGTTTTCTGCTGGATCAGATAACTCTATTTCTTTAGGCACAGCGTCTAAACGTTGGACGACTGTGTATTCAGTAAACGCAAAGTTTACGCCTGTTACAGTAGCCAGTTTGCCAGCAGCCGCAACTATTGGAGCTGGAGCAAAAGCGTTTGTTAGCGATGCTAATGCAACCACATTTGCGTCAGTTGTTGCTGGTGGCGGGGCAAACAACGTGCCTGTTTATAGCGACGGGACAAATTGGCGGATTGGATAAGTTTTGTAATATAGTATTAAGCACATACTGTACTGGCCCAGTAGACCAGGGATTCTTAGGAATCAACCATGACTGAAGAAGTCGCAGTATCAGCGGAAGCGCCCGCGCCGGAGCAGGTTGAGACGGCCTTACCTGAATCTGATGTTTTATCGCCGGAAGTAGCCGAAGAATCGCAAGAACAGAAGCCTTCGAAAACCTTTTCGCAGGAAGAAGTTGATGCGTTAATCGGCAAAAGGCTTGCAAGAGAGCAGCGCAAGTGGGAAAGAGAGCAACAGCGTAAAGTTGTGGAAACGCAAACCGTAAGGGCTGCGCCACCAACTGATTTGCCTCCTGCTGAACAGTTTGAAAGCGCGGAAGCCTACGCGGAAGCGTTGGCGTATCGCAAGGCCGAACAATTGATTGAGCAAAGAGAGCAAGCCAGACAACAAGCGGCGTTGCTTGAAAGCTATCACGAGAAAGAGGAGCAAGCTCGGGATAAATACGAGGACTTTGAACAAGTCGCGTATAACCCAAATTTGCGAGTCACTGATGTGATGGCGCAGACGATCCAGGCTTCAGATATTGGTCCTGATTTGGCGTATTTTCTAGGCACCAATCCTAAAGAAGCGGATCGAATTTCTCGTTTGTCGCCGTATCTTCAAGCTAAGGAAATCGGAAAGATTGAGGCTAAGCTGTCCGACAATCCGCCCGCGAAGAAAACAAGCAGTGCCCCGGCTCCGATTGCACCTGTTACCGCACGTTCTTCTGGTGCACCTGCTTATGACACAACCGACCCACGCTCAACTAAAACCATGAGCGCTTCGGAGTGGATTGAAGCAGAGCGGCAACGGCAAATTCGTAAGTTTGAGGCGCAGCGCAATCGCTAACTTCTTTTTAGGAAAACATCATGAATAGTCTTCTTACTATCGACATGATCACCCGGAAAGCTCTCGAGATCCTCGAGAACAACCTGGTGCTCACGCGTAACGTTAACCGCCAATACGACGATTCGTTCGCCGTTGAAGGTGCAAAAATCGGCTCCACGCTGCGTATCCGCTTGCCGGACCGCGCTCTCGTGACCGACGGTGCCGCCCTGCAAGTTCAGGACGACAACGAACAATTCACCACGCTTTCTGTGGCGAACCAAAAGCACATCGGCATCAACTTCACGTCTGCCGAACTCACGATGCAGTTGGATGACTTCGCTGAGCGCGTTCTGAAGCCTCGTATCAGCCAACTGGCGGCTTCTATCGACGCTGATGTGGCGAATGCTTATAAGAGCATCTTCCACAGCGTTGGCACCCCTGGCACCACGCCCAGCACGTCTCTTGTTCTGCTCCAAGCTCAACAAAAGCTGAACGAAAACGCGGCTGTGATGTCTCCCCGTTACGCCACGGTCAACCCCGCTGCTAACGCCGCGTTGGTCGAAGGCATGAAAGGTTTGTTCAACCCCACCGACACCATCAGCAAGCAGTTCAAGAACGGCATGATGGGCGTTGGCGTGTTGGGTTACGAAGAAATCAACATGTCCCAGTCGATCAAACAGCACACCACTGGTGATTGGGGTACGGGCATTGAAGTGGACGGCACGACCACCGCTCAAGGCACCTCGCAGCTCAACATCACCTTTACCGGCTCGAGCAAGACCTGGAAAGTTGGTGACGTGTTCACGATGGAAGGCGTGTACATGGTCAACCCGCAGACCCGTGAGTCGACTGGTTCGTTGATGCAATTCACCGTGACTGAAGATCTGACGGCCTCGTCTTCCGGCGC